AATTTAAACAACAAAACAATATGGATTTAGGATTAGAAGCGTTATCGAAAATAACGGTTTTCAGTAAGTATGCAAAGTTTATTCCTAATAAGAATAGACGTGAAACGTGGGATGAGATTGTCAATCGTTATGAAGATATGATGATTAAGAAGTACCCTTTATTAAGTGAGGCTATCGTAGAAACAGCTAAGATGATTCGTGAGAAAAAGATCTTACCATCGATGCGTGCTCTACAGTTTGCAGGTCCTGCAGCTGAGGTGAACAACGCCAGAATCTATAACTGTTGTTACCTTCCTATTGATAGCTTACATAGCTTCTCTGAGTCTATGTTTTTGTTATTAGGAGGTACGGGTGTAGGTTATTCAGTACAAACACATCATGTTAGTGAACTACCAAACATCACTAAACCAGGCAAAGCTCGTAACTATCTTATAGAAGATTCTATTATGGGATGGGCTGATGCTGTAAAGGTGTTAATGAAAGCTTACCTAGAAGGTGGGTTTATGCCTAAGTTTGACTTCCGTGCTATTCGTGAGAAAGGTGCAACGTTAGTAACAGCAGGTGGTAAAGCACCAGGTCCTGAGCCATTAAAGATATGTCTAGTACACGTTCAAGCTATCCTTGATAGAAAGGCTGAAGGAGAGACATTAACAAGCTTAGAGTGTCACGATATCATGTGTCACATTGCTAACTCTGTTCTTGCTGGTGGTATCCGTAGAAGTGCTATGATTGCTTTGTTTGATCATGATGATGAGTCTATGATTACATCTAAGTATGGTAACTGGTGGGAAACTAATGAGCAACGTGGACGTGCTAATAACTCTGCTGTTTTACCTCGTGGTGAAATTAGTAAAGAACAATTCATGGCTCTATGGAAACGTGTAGAAGCATCAGGATCAGGAGAACCAGGTTTGTATTGGAGCAATAACCAAGATTGGGGAACTAACCCATGTTGTGAAATTGCTTTACGTCCATATCAATTTTGCAATCTTTGCGAGGTGAATGTATCTGATGTAACAGACCAAGAAGATCTGAATGCTCGTGTAGCAGCAGCTGCATTCTTTGGTACTCTACAAGCAGGATTCTTTAACTTCCATTACTTACGTCCTATCTGGGCTAAGACAACACAGAAAGATGCTTTGTTAGGGATTGGTATGACAGGTATTGGTTCAGGAGAAATCTTGAAGTATGACTTAGCAATTGCTGCCGAAGTAGCTAAAGCTGTAAACAGAATGATTTCTGAGAAGATTGGTACAAACGAGGCAGCTCGTGTAACTTGTATCAAACCATCAGGTACAACATCATTGGTATTAGGAACAGCATCAGGTATTCATGCTTGGCACAATGATTATTATTTACGTACAATGCGTTTCAATAAGAACGAAGACATTGCTGTATATCTAATGAATAATCATCCTGAACTATGCGAAGATGATGTGTTACGTCCTAATGATACAGTTTGTGTACGTATTCCAGTTAAAGCACCAGAAGGATCTATCTTACGCACTGAGACACCTATAGATACGCTTGAGCGTGTTAAGCTTTTCTCTACAGATTGGATTAGAACAGGACACGTTAATGGTGATAATACACATAACGTATCAGCTACTGTTTCTGTTAGAGATGACGAATGGGAATCTGTAGGAGAATGGATGTGGGAGAATCGTGAAACTTATAATGGTCTATCTGTATTAAACTATTGGGGTGGTTCATACCAACAAGCTCCTTTTGAAGATATTACAGAAGAAGAATACAATTCACGTATTATAAAGCTTAAAGAATTAGATTTAACTAAAGTAACAGAACAAGATGATCAAGTCAACTTCAACGAATCAGTTGCATGTGGTGGAGGAGCCTGTGAAATTGTCTAAACCATTATCACGCGAGTTCCTCTCTAGTAGAGGGACTTGCTGTGGCAATATGTGTAGAGAATGTCCATACTATCCGAGACACACTGCGGGGACAACTCAAAAATATTAATTTTTCATAGTAAATTAATTTGATTGTGTAGATTACAAATAGCCTAGGTGTTTTACGTCTAGGCTATTTCTTTTTTATTGAATATTTCGTAAATTTACATCTAATAAAAAGAACTAAATCATGGCAAAAAAGCAAGCAAGTGAGCCTTCAGGCAAGTCTAAGTTTCAAGAAGCATTAGACAACCTGAACAAGAAGTATGGTGTAGGATCAGTCCTAACACTAAGTAGTAAAACAGGTGGAGAGTATGATGTCATCTCTACAGGATCAATTGGATTTGATCATATTACATTAGGTACAGGTGGCTTTGTAAAAGGTAAACTCTATGAGTTAATGGGCTGGGAAGGCTCAGGTAAATCGACAGTGTGTGGTCACGCTGTAGCAGAGTGTCAAAAAGCAGGTGGACAAGTCTTATACATAGACGGTGAGCATGCTGTAGACAAAAAGTATTTTGAAGCATTAGGTGTAGATACCGATAAGATGCTAATTGCTCAACCATCTTGTGGTGAGGAGGGTTTCCAAATTGCTATGGATATGATTGAGACTGATGAGATTGATCTTGTTATCATCGACTCAGATTCATCATTGATTCCTAAGAAGATGTTAGATGGTGATGTAGGTGATTCTACTATTGGTAGAAAAGCTTTATTGAACAGTAATGCCTATCCTAAACTAAAAGGTGCACTATCTAAACACAATGTATGTGTGATTGTTGTATCTCAGTATCGTGAGAAGATTGGTATGATGTTTGGTAATCCAACAACTACACAAGGTGGTCACGCATTGAAGTTCTATAGCGATGTTCGTGTAGAAGTGAGTAAATCTCTAGCAAAGGATGGTGATCAAGCTTATGGTAATGTTACCAAAGTAAAAGCTATCAAGAACAAGATGTCTCCTCCATATCAATTAGCTAACTTTGAGATTGTATATGGTGTAGGTATTGATCGTATGCTAGAAATTATGGAGCTTGCTTCTGATTTCGAAATCTTACGTAAGTATGGAAAAACAATTACATACGGAGAAACTAAATATCCAGTAGATGAATTCAGAACTTTGTTAGAAGATAACGAAGAGTTCTTTGACAAGTTACGTCAAGATATTGTAGATAAAATTAATCAAACAGAACTTCCCACAGAGGAAATAAACCAAGAAGAAAATGAAGATTCAATTCAAGAAGTTAGTGCCGACAGCACAGAAGCCTAAGTTTGGCAAACCAGGAGATGCAGGTGCAGATCTTGTAGCTACATCAGTTGATTTCTCTAGAGAAGATCAAGTAGTGTATGGTACAGGACTTGCTGTAGAAATACCAGAAGGAATGGTGGGACTTGTGTTCCCACGTTCCTCTGTACGTAACTACGATTTAATTATGTCTAACTCTGTAGGAGTTATTGATAGTGGATATCGTGGAGAGATTATGGTAACATTTAATGTTAAAATGGATCTTTTATTAATTGATGAACTTGCTTCAGTTGAGACTTTACATGAGTTATCTAACGAAATGTTTGACATATCTATTGATAATGTATATCAAGTAGGTGATCGTATTGCTCAGCTAGTAATCATTCCTGTACCATTAGTACAGTATGCAGAAGTAGAAGAATTATCAGAAACATCTAGAGGAACAGACGGACATGGAAGCACGGGTAATTAAAACTTTAGCAGAAGCTATAGCAGAATCTGAACGTGTGGCAGAATCTAGTAATATAGATAAATACGGAGCACAGAAAGTTATGAAAGAAATACAAGAAAGGGAGATGGTTAATCACCCTGATCATTACCAGGGAAACAAGACAGAAGTTATAGACATTATAGAAGACTATGACTTAGGTTTCGTATTAGGTAATGCTGTTAAATATATCCTTAGAGCTAATAAGAAAGGCAATAAGAAGCAGGATCTTCAGAAAGCTGTGTGGTATTTAGAACGAGAACTATCTAAATTCAAAGGATGAAAGAGTGTAGCATAGAAGGTTGCACTAATAAAGTTTGGTCTAAGGGGGTGTGTAGAAATCACATCCCCAAAGAACCTATACGTATAAATAAGATAAAAACTGTACGTACAGAAGCAAATCCAATGCATGTTTTCTTTAAACAGATATGGAAAGAACGTAAACACTATTCTGAACTTAGTGGAACTTATCTAGGAGATGAAGCAATGAGTACGTTTTTTCATCATATACTACCTAAAGAAAAATATCCTGAGTTAGCATATGAAGAATCTAACATAATTTTATTAACTTTGGACGAACATACTAATGTAGAAAACGATATCTATAAGTATGAAGAGATAAACAAAAGACGAGAGTCGTTAAAACTAAAGTATGAAAGAACCTAATCGTGAGCGAAAACAGGAAATTAAGTACAATGTTATTCTTAATGAAGAACAAAAAGAAGCCAGAAAACTAATTATAGAAAATCAGATTGTTATTGTAACAGGTAGAGCTGGTTCTGGTAAAAGTTTAGTGTGTGCATTAGCAGCATTAGACTTCTTGAATAAGAAACAGTGTGATCACATCTACATCACTCGTGCTACTATAGAAGTAGGTAATTCACTAGGATACCTTCCAGGATCTCTAGATGATAAGTTTAATCCTTATTTAGAAGCATTCCAAGAGAACTTGGTTAAGTGTGCTGACAAGGTAAAGATTCAAACTATGGTGAAAGATGAAAAGATTGTAGCCTATCCTGTACAGTTTATTCGTGGTAAAACTATTGATGATATCTTAGTAGTAGAGGAGGCACAGAACCTAACAAAGGCTGAGATGCTTGCTATTCTAACTAGACTTGGTAAAACAGGTAAGATTATTGTCAATGGTGATAACGAACAGAAGGACATTAGAGATGGCTATAATGGACTTAGTTTTGCTATTGATCTTTCTAAGAAAATTGATGGTATCAAATGGATTAAGTTAAAAGAGCACCACCGCAGTGATTTGGTGGGACAGATTTT